CTGCAGTAAAGTCTACTAATACATTTCCACGGCTTTTAACAGCAGCGAAAAGACCTTCAGTACCTTTAGCAGTTGTAGTTGAACTTCCAGATTTTAATTCACCTTCTACCATAGACATTTCTAAGTAGTCTTCAAAACGTAATCTTGTTTCAGATTCAGCTTTTAAATACCATAAGAAACCTCCTTGACCAGACTCAGTAGCTACTTCAACCCATCCAATCTGAGCAGTGTCAGATCCGTTGATTGCATACTTGTCTTTGATGATGATAGGAGAGTTAGAATACTGAGTAAAAGAAGGTGTTACAGAAATTCTGTTAGCGTCTCCAGTTCCTTTTCCGTACTCAGATCCGTATACGAAAATCTTAAGCGCTGGTCCACCAGTTACTAAATCTACTTCAGCAGCTCCAGCTCCAGTTCCGTCTAAGGCTTCTTGCGAATAAGGCGCTACAGTTAATACACCTGCACCTAATGCACTACCAGGAGTAGCTCCAGAGGCAACAACGTAACAGTTTAATTCTGCTCCAGTTGCTGGATTCATTACTACGATTGTAGAACCAGGAGATACAACATTCTCAATAAGAGTTGCACCAGCTCCACCAACAGGAATAGTTAAAGTAGAAACTTTTGCTCCTACAGCACCTGCGTTAGTTGCTATTACATTCTCATAAGAGATGTGTAATCTATTTTGTTCAGACCATACTACTTGATCAGAAGTCATTGGCATTTCAGCTCCTACCATTCTTAAGAAACCACCTAAGGTTCTATTTCCATAACGCTCTACTTCAGCTTCATAGATTTCTGGTAAGTACTGCTGTGCGAAATCATTCGTTCCATCAGTAAAGTTTAAATAATTGCCTTCTAAGGCTTGCTTTTTTTGCGTTGGGATTAAGCTTCCAAACGCTGGGCTTACATTTGCCATAATTTTTTAATTTTTTTAGTTAAATTTTTTTGTTTTAATTCTAAGTTTAGAAGAATCATAACCGCTTATTGACTTAACTTTTATTCCGTTTACAAACTCACTTGAGCTAGTTTGCCTTGGCTCTGTGCTAGGATTTTTAGAGCTATTAACTATTTCTTTAGTAGCATCTGTTCGTCCTTGTTCATAAAAATGATTAATAATCTTATCAGCATTTGAAGCGATATAAATAGCTTTGTGATAACCTTTCGTATCTTTTATATTACCGCCTTCGTCAAGAAACTTTCCTACGAAATTGTTAATACTTGATTGGTTTTCTGCAACTTTATTAGGATCTTGTAAACCATATCTAAACTTCTTTTTACCTACATTGAAGTCAAAACCTTTGAATTCATTAGTAAAGTAATCATTTGTTTTTGATTTAAAGTCCGAATGCTGTTGCTCAGCTATCTTCTGATCTTCTTGATATCGGTTGAAAAACTCTGTTGCTTTTTGTTGTTCCTGAGTAACGCCGGGTCTCAACTTGATTTCGTCGTAATATTTACTCTTGGTTTTTTCCAAAAAGCTTTTAGCTTTTCCAACTTCTTCTTTAAACGCAATTTTCTTTTTGCGTATATCTCTTTCCTCATCTATGTCCTCATCATAATCGTAGTCTTCTAATAGTAGGCTAACGTCATCTGATTCTAGATAGGGTTTTGTTTGTTTGTAATATTCTTTTAATAGCGTTTTATCATCAACACTTGAGTAGTCTGCGTTTAATCTAACGTAGTCTTCTACTGATCCACCTGTTTCTTCCATAAAAGTAACAAGTTTATCTATGTTTTCAGGTAACACTCTCTGTTCAGCTACTTGCTTGTATTCTTCAGTAGCTCTTTGTAATTGATTATTCGGAGGTGTATCATCGTCTTCGTCTACAATTTCTATAATACCATCTTCTTCAGCTACTTCAGGTGTATCGTTAACAACTACAACGGGTTCTTCAATAGTCTCTTCTTTAACTTCTGGTATTACCACCTTAGCAACTTCCTCAGCTACTGGTTCTTTTACTTCATCTATGTTAACCTTTATAGGTTCATTAGATTGATTCCCTAAATTTTTAGGACTTGTTTTCTTGGATTTAATTTTAAAATCCCCTTCTTGTTTTACTTCTGACATAATATAATATAATTAAATAATTGTTTATTAGCTAGGTCCAAACTCTTCTATTCCGAACCCTCCTAGCACATCGTTTCCTGATGATTCAAAGTTTTTAGGTAACCCTTCTGTTTGTCTTTGCTGTATCAACTCAGACTGCTGGGATCCTTGCATTTTTATTCTTTTGTCTTTTCTATCCTCAATTTCTTTTTCTTTGCTCCCTTCTGCATTTGCTCTTATTTGTGCTAATTGCATATTGAAGTTAAACTCTTCAGCCATCAACTCTCTTTTTATTTGAGCTTCAGTTTGCATTCTTTGTATTTCAAACTGTGACTTAGCTTGTTCTATACTCACTTTTTCTTGAGTAAGTGCTTGTTGTTTTTGTACCTCAGCCATTGCAGCTTTTTCAGAGGCATCAGCGTTAGCTTGCGCTTGTGCTTGAATATTAGCTTGTTGTTGCTCTTGCTCTCTTTTTATTTTCTGAGTTTGCCTAAGCTTTAAGAATTGGTTAGCTAACTTTATATTTTTTATTTGTCTGATATCAATTGCATCAGATAGAGCAATAGCTTGTGTTTGCAATGCTACTTGTATGTTTTGTTCTAGTAAAGCTTTTTCTTCGTCTTCTGGTTCAAGTTCTAAGTAAATACCAAAATCATGTAACTGCAAATTCATCAACTCCTCAAGAGTTTTTGTGTTGAATGTACTTATAGCATTTGTTAAAGCATTTTCCGTTAAAGGATTTTCAATAACGTCAGCTACCTTTAAACTTATATTCTCGCAAGTTCTAACTGTTAAGTATAACAAAGAATCTAATACGTGCTTAGTTGCAATATTAGAAGCGTTAGCTGCCATTTTTTGCAGCCCTACTAGAGAATCTTTATTAGGTGCACTACCGTCTCTTGCTTCATTTAATCCGGTTACATCTCTTATCATTTGTAAATAATACTGGTATGTACCGATTAAACTTTGTATTTTTGCTTGACCACTTGAAGATGATAATTCTTGAACAGGCACTTTACCTCTATTCAATTCACCGTCTTGCGTAAGTGATCTACCTACAACAGAACCTGTTTGGAAGTACATATTCAATGCTTCAGCTGGATTGTATGTTGTGCCATTACCCAAGTCAACCTCTGCTAAACCATCCATATCTAAGAATACACCATCTGGTACTATCCTAGACATCACTTGTTGTAATTTAAGGTGCGTTATTTGAATCATATCAGCAAAGCTAGTAATTTTACTAACTATAGACTCTATACGTCCCTTATACATCCTAGGTGCCGATATACAGTAATTCATCATTACCTTTGTAGTATCAGCCGTAGGTCTTGTCATATTTTCTGCTAGCTTCCATTCCAGCATTATGTTTGTACCTAGTACTTTTGCCCCAGTGTATAATACCTCTATTGTTCTAGATATTCTTTCAAAGTTATCATTAGCTGGAGGATTAAATGTGTCAGGTTTTTCTAACGTCTTTTCTAATCCTTGATCTGTTTTCTTTATTTTAAATACTTGGTCTGAATACGTTTTGTATTCAAAGTATAAAACCTGTATTGTATTTTCGTCGTAATTACCCCAATTAGTCACATACTGCGAGTTACCAGGCATATCCTGTATTCTTTCTAGTTCAACTGGAGATATTGATGGGAATTGTTTTTTAAGTTCCGCTAATGATATAGACTTAACTTCGCCTACGTAATATATATCTTCAAAGTTTGGATCTTCTGTATATGAATAAATCATATTAGCAGGGTCAACATAATCAGTAACTATACCTTCAGCTTTATTAAATGAAGTTTTTGCAGCTCCAATACCAATAGTGGTTAAATCGTGAGCTAATCGTTTTTTTATTTGATCGTATTTATTAAATGCTAATACGTTGTTTATAACCTCTTCTTCAGCAATCTCTACGTTTTGCTTTGGTGTCATTTGTAAATGTACATCTAATTCTTCTCTGTTTTCAGGTAAACTTTCTAAGTCACCTGTTTTAGAAAAATCCATACCTAAATTTTGCTTTACGTTTAATAAGGCTTGCTTGGTAAGCATATCTCTTTCAACAGCCGCAGCATAATCAGTTCTACTCTTAACAGAAAAAGGATCTTGAGCAAACGCACTTATTTCATAAGTTTTATTTGACATTCCGTTTACAACAATATCAACAAACTTTGATATAACTGGTATCGGCTTCCAATCTAAATTAAGATAAGACAAATCACCGTTTATAGATAACTCATCCTTGTACTTTTGTATTGATTGCTCTCCTCTTGCGTATAATCGTAATGAATGAAAGCTATTCCAATTGTTTAAGTATCTATTACCGTTACCTCTTCCTTGATTGAACCATTCTTGTTCAATAGCTCTAGAGACTTGTAAGCCGTAATCGTAACTAGCTTTTACTTCGTCACTAACAACCTGGTTAGGGAAAGAACTATCGGTATTTGTTTGTATTTTCATTTATCTTAATATTTTAGACGTAGAACCTCTATTGTCATATCTTTTAATTCCTAAATCGTAAACCTT